TTGAGTTTGGAAGTGAGAACGAATATCGTGAAAAGTTAGTAGCACTGAAGGAATCTTATTTCCCTTCAAAAACTGCTGCTCCTCAGACAAAAACTGAGACGCTGACCGAGGGTGCTGATGTTAGTGCAGAGATTTCTAATCCTGCAATCGCATCATACGCTCAGATGCTGACCAGAATGTCTAAGTCCTGAAATTAACATTAAAAACAAACACACTAAAAAGGTAAACGCAAATGTTTCAATCTGAACATCTGCAGGAAAAGTGGGCACCCCTTCTGGAGCATGAAGGTCTGGATTCAATCTCAGACTCTCACAAGAAGGCTGTAACCGCTCAACTGCTGGAAAACCAAGAAAAGTTTTTAAGAGAGCAAAATGCTTTCTCACAGTCCGGTTCATTCCTGGCTGAGGATCCAACCAATGGCGTTGGTGCTAATGGATATGAATCTGGCGGAGCTGCTGGTGCTACCGCTGGTTTCGATCCCGTTCTGATCTCCCTGATCAGACGCTCTATGCCTAACCTGATGGCATATGATCTCGCTGGCGTTCAGCCAATGAGTGGTCCTACTGGACTGATCTTCGCAATGCGTTCACGCTACACCAGTCAGACTGGTGCAGAAGCACTGTTCGATGAAGCAGATACCTCCTTCTCTGGTGCTCGCGAGACCTTAGCAGTTGCTGGTATTGGTACTACCAACCCAACTGGAGACAACCCCGCTGTTCTTAATGCTGATCCTGCTGGTGAGTACACCACTGGTGAAGGCATGAACAAAGGCGATGCTGAAAGCCTTGGTGGTGATGGTCTGGCATTCAACGAGATGGCATTCTCGATCGAGAAAGTCACCGTTACTGCACGTTCACGCGCTCTGAAAGCAGAGTACAGCCTTGAGCTTGCACAGGATCTGAAGGCAATCCACGGTCTGAATGCAGAAGCAGAACTCGCTAACATTCTGTCTAGCGAAATTCTTGCTGAAATCAACCGCGAAGTCATCAGAACCATCTACAAGTCCGCAGAAGCAGGCGCTCAGCAGAACGTCGCTACCGCTGGTACTTTCGACCTCGACGTTGACTCCAACGGTCGCTGGTCTGTTGAGAAGTTCAAGGGTCTCCTGTTCCAAATCGAGCGTGATGCTAACGCAATCGCACAAAGAACTCGTAGAGGAAAGGGCAACATCATCATGTGCTCTGCAGACGTTGCTTCTGCACTGACCATGGCTGGTGTTCTCGATTACACCCCTGCACTCAACGCTAACCTCAACGTTGATGACACCGGCAACACCTTTGCTGGTACTCTCATGGGTAAGTATCGCGTCTACATCGATCCATATTCTGCAAACGTTGGTTCCGCTGGAAACGGTTCGCAGTATTACGTCGTTGGTTATAAGGGTACTTCACCTTATGACGCAGGTCTGTTCTATTGCCCATACGTTCCCCTCCAAATGGTTCGTGCCGTTGGTGAGAACACCTTCCAGCCCAAGATTGGATTTAAGACCCGCTACGGCATGGTCGCAAACCCATTCGCTAACACTGGTGCTGCTTCTGGTGCTGAAACCGATGAAGGCAACAGACTCAACGCGGGTCAGAACCGTTACTACAGAAGAGTCAGAGTTCAGAACCTCATGTGATCCATTAGGTACACATATTTTTCTCAGAGGGTTCTTCGGAACCCTCTTTTTTTGTCTAAATAACTAAAAAAGAGAAATGACGGAAAGTTACGGCACTTATGGTGCTAGGAGACAAGTAGAAAATAGAAATTTCTTATCAACTGTTAAGTTTAGATTTACTCTAAACAGAGCACCAAAAGTTGCATTTTTATCTAACTCTGTAAATATTCCTGGACTTGAATTGGGTGTTGCTACTCAACCAACATACACCAATAATATTCCAAGAGCTGGTGATATGATGGAGTTTGAAGATTTCAATCTTCGTTTTTTGGTTGATGAGGATTTGAAAAATTACATGGAAATCCAAAACTGGATGAGAGGAATGGGATTTCCAGAAAGTCTTCAGCAGATTTATGACTGGCAAAATTCAAATGAAAGTTTTGAAGCACAGAGAGATTCAGATTTGAACATATATTCTGATGGAACACTTTTATTGAATACTAGTAATGAAAATGTGAACTATCAGGTTGTTTTTCAAACTATGTTTCCTTATCGTTTGTCTGCTCTCAACTTTGATGCGACAAATACTGATGAAGAATACTTCACAGCAGAAGTCAGTTTTAAGTATTCGATGTATAATATACTTGATGCAAAAGGAAATTATTTACCTAAGAGATACGACTAATTTATGGCACTTGATCTTGACATGATACAAAGCATGTGGGAAAAAGATTCCAAGATTGACATTGATAATCTACATACAGAATCTTTGAACATTCCATCACTACATGCAAAATATTTTGATCTTTATAATACTATAGTTCTTCTTAGAAAGAACGCAGAGCAACAGAAGAGAAAAATAAGACACGAAAGGCATCAGTTTTATTCTGGTAAAGCAGATCCTGATGTTTATATTGATGAACCTTTTCAAAAGAAAGTTCGTGATAAGAACGACATGGAAAGATATTTAAATGCTGATGATAAACTTTCCAAAGTAACTTTGAAGGTGGAGTATTACGATGTAATGCTAAAATACATTGAAGACATTCTCAAACAAATACATAATAGAACTTATCAAATTAAAAACTCTATTGAGTTTATGAGATTCCAATCAGGTTTAGGATAATGGAAGAGGAGGAATATTATAATTTAGAATTGCCCATTGAAGCAGTTCGCATTATTCATACTGGTCTGTCACAAGCAGTTCAAAAATGGTCTGGTGGAAAACCACAAGAACAAGAAGATTTAATAGCAATGAGAGATCATTTCTATAGAATTATTTTAGAAGACAGGTTTATGAACATGTAATAAATACACATAACGGGAGTAATTTTGTTATGTGTGACGTAAGAATACATAAAAAGAATGAGGTTTACATCAAGTTAGAATGTGAACCTCATATTTTGTATGAACTACAGGAATACTTTACATTTGAAGTTCCAGGGGCAAAGTTCATGCCTCAAATGAGAAGTAAGCATTGGGATGGAATGATTCGTCTTCTTTCAGTTCATACTGGTGAAATTTATGTTGGATTGTTAGATAAAGTGATTTCAAAATTAAAAATCCACAATTACACTTATGAGTTTGTGGAGAATAAGTTTTATGGTCTTCCATTTGAGGTGAATGAAGAAATCTCAATGGAAGGTGTGAAAGATTATATGCATTCTATTTGTTCTTTTTCTCCCCGTGATTATCAAGTTGAGGGAGTATATGGTGCTCTAAGGTATAATAGAAAATTATTGATAAGTCCCACTGCAAGCGGCAAATCGTTGATGATTTATTCTGTTGTACGATACTATGTGGATAAAGGTAAAAAAATTCTTCTAGTTGTTCCAACGACATCTCTTGTAGAGCAGATGTACAAGGACTTTGAGGATTATGGTTGGAACGCTGAGTCATACTGTCACAAGATTTATAGTGGAAGGGAAAAGACCAATGAGCATCAAGTTACTATAACAACCTGGCAATCTATTTACAAGTTAGAAAAACAATTCTTCAATGACTATGAAGTAGTGATTGGTGATGAGGCACATCTTTTCAAAAGTAAGTCTCTGATTAACATTATGACCAAGTTACATTCATGTAAGTATAGATTTGGGTTCACAGGTACTTTAGACGGCACACAGACGCATAAGTGGGTCTTAGAGGGAGTGTTTGGTCCATCATACAAAGTAACCAGAACTAAGGAGTTGATGGATAAAGGACACATTTCTACATTAGACATTCGATGTCTTGCTTTAAAACATAAACCTCAGAAGTTTGAAACCTTTGAAGATGAGGTTCAGTTTATTATAGGAAATGAAAAAAGAAATAAGTTTATTCGTAATCTTGTATTAGATCTAAATGGAAACACTCTTGTACTGTTTGCACGAATAGAAGGACATGGTGTGCCTTTGTTTGAACTGATAAATAATTCTGCCCAAGACAATAGAAAAGTTTTCTTTGTTCATGGTGGTGTAGATACTGTTGAAAGAGAAAAAATAAGAGAGATTACTGAAAGGGAAAATAACGCTATTATTATTGCTTCTTATGGAGTCTTCTCAACAGGAATTAACATTAAAAACCTTCACAATGTAGTTTTTGCTTCTCCAAGCAAATCACGTATTCGTAATTTACAATCAATCGGTAGAGTACTGAGAAAAGGAAAAAACAAAACCAAAGCAGTTCTTTATGACATTGCTGATGATTGTACTTATAATTCGAGAAAAAATTATACTTTAAATCATTTCATAGAAAGAATTAAAATCTACAATGAAGAAAACTTTAACTATGAGATAATCCCTATCAACATAAAAGCATGAAGCAAATAAAAAACTTATTCAGTAAGTTCTTCAGAAAGAAAGAAGAAAAAAAAGAACCAGTTACAGAAACAGTTCTCTTTAGTGGAAAACCATTAGAAGAAGATTTTTATTCAACAGTCAAACTTAAAACTGGAGAAGAAATCTTTGCAAAAGTAATGGCTTCAAAAGATGAAGATAAGACCATGTTACTTTTGAGTTCTCCTATCACCATTACTGAATTAAAAAATAGAAGAGGACTAAGTGGTTACAAAGTAGAACCTTGGTTAAAGACTACAAAAGATTCTCTTTTTATTATTGATACTAATGATGTCTTATCTCTATCTGAGAATACAGATTTAGAAATGATTTCAATGTATGAACAGTTCAATAACTACAGTGGTGATGAACCAATGAAAAAGACTGCATCTAGAAAGATGGGATATCTCTCTAATGTTGATGATGCTAAGAAGTCTCTAGAGAAACTCTATAATAATAGCTAAAGCTGTTTCTTCAAACCTGACAAAGATATTATAGACATATTCAGATACTCTTGTCAAGTGTTACTATTGAATCATTATGTGTTATAATGTCTACATAGTAGATTAGAATGAATATGGCCAGTGTACTTAACATGCCCAGACAAAAGAAATCAGAACACTATGTAAACAACAAAGAGTTTTTAGAAGCATTAGTTGTTTACAAGAATAAGGTAAGAGAAGCAGCACAACTAGAAAATCCAGATATTACGGAGAAAGAACTGAGAACTTGGAGAAGTCCAAACAAACCTCAGATACCAAGATATATTGGAGAATGTTTTCTAAAGATTGCGACACACCTTTCATATAAAACAAATTTTATCAATTATATTTTCATTGATGAAATGATTTCCGATGGAATTGAAAACTGCGTTCAGTATGTGTTGAACTTTGATGCAGAAAAATCTAAGAATCCTTTTGCCTATTTTACTCAGGTAATTTATTATGCATTCCTTAGAAGGATTGAAAAGGAGAAAAAGCAGTTAGAAATCAAAAATAAAATCCTTGAAAAGACTGGATTTAGTGAAGTCTTCTGTGACGACAATACTATTGACGGATCTAACTATTCAGATTATAATAGTATTAAGGAAAACGTTCACATCAAACTTCGTTATTGAATGAAAGTCGCGATTATCACCGACACTCATTATGGGTTTAAGAAAGGTTCTAAGGTATTTGAAGAATACTTTGAGAACTTTTATAGAACTGTCTTTTTCCCGACGCTGGAACAGTACGGGATAGATACAGTCATCCATATGGGTGATGCCTTTGATGCTCGCAAAACCATTGATTACGCAAGTTTGGAATGGGCAAAAAGAGTTGTCTTTGACCCTTTGTCTAAGTACAAGGTTCACATGATGATTGGTAATCATGATACTTATTACAAGAATACCAGTCAAGTCAACTCTCCTGAACTGCTTCTTAACTCTTATTCCAACATTAAGACTTACTCATCCCCAACAGAGGTCAAGATTGGAGGACTAGATATACTATTCTTACCTTGGATTAATGAAAACAATGAGACAGAATCTTATAAACTTATTAAAGGTACAACTTGCGAAGTCGCGATGGGGCACCTTGAACTCAACGGATTTAGAGTTAATAAACAAATCGTCATGGACCATGGTCATGATGGCAAGTTATATTCAAAGTTCACCAAGGTCT